TATGACAAAAAAACAAATCTATAAAGCTAGAAATTTGTGGCATAGGAAACCATATACACAGGTGGCCCCAAACAAAAAGAAGCAGAAACAGAAATATGCCTGCAGGCAGTCACGCAATCCGCTGCAGACGTTTTAATTTTTAAAGGTAGTTGTGATCGTTATGCATGACTAATGGAATTAGATAACACTTTTTGGAGGTTTTTCATATGTTAAAAACAAGTTACGAATGTAATCAATGCAATTTTAAGAAGTCAATCAATACGCCTATAGGCGAAGCCCCATTTATGGTAATATTTCACAGCGTAAAAGAAATAATCATAAAAATTGTTTTCGGCTTACACTGCAGATTAACCCACCACACATATACGGTATGGAATAAATGGGCATAAGCGGAATGGAGGATTAAAATAAATGAAAAAAAACATAAGGAATATCTGTTAGATGAAATTAGAAGGCTTAAACAAGAAGTAAAGAAATTGCAAGAAGAGATAGAAATACGTGATAATCTTTTAGATGCAATAGAAAGCTTGTTAAAAGCAGTAGGCAGTGTTATACCCGAGGAAACTAGGAGCACAAGGAAAACAAAGTAATTTGCAAAAATACGAAGGAGCACTGCCAAGCCTGACACAAGTGATTTTAGCTAGACTTGTTAAACTTTTCCCCGCCCTGCCGGGGGATATAGGCAGGGAAAAAGGAGGAGGTATGACAAACGTAACAAAAGAAATAAAGGAAACCCTTGGTGATACAATTGCCAAGCGGAACTGGGCGAACTGATCAATCCGCCTTATGATATGTATGAAGTAATCAAAAACGCTGAAGAGTTTATCGCTGACGACAAAAAAATAATAAGGATAATTGAGCAACTATAAAATGTCGGTGGTTGTATAACACTAGACGATGCAATAGATTGGTTACAAAAAGACATTGAACAATGGGAAATGTTAATTAAAAACAATTTGGAGATGTTAAAAATACACTCCGGAAAGGAAGTATGCTGAAAAACTTTTTTTATAGGATAGTTGAACGATTGGAGGGAACGAAATGAAAAAGATTGCATGCCCCAAATGCGGCAACACTGAGGACTTCTATCTCACCTTAAGACATTTACGTCTTGCTATAACCTATGATTCAGACAGGGGTTATGTGGCTCATTGGGATGAAGGAGAATCCGATATAGCTTATTGTGCGTACTGCCATACTGAACTGAAGCCAGAAGATGTAGATTATCTCTACTCATATAGCGCGATCGAGTAGTTAAAATTGTGTTTATTTAAATGGACCGACAGATGGATTACGGTTTGATTTGAGTTAAAAATGAGCTAATTGCGATGTGGCAAGACAATGATGGATAGGCTTGTACAAGAGCTATCAAAAAATATTTTACCCCAAAATATGACGTATTTAAGCAGCTTTCAGGGTATGGCATATTGAAAATTTAAAAATTCACCCCAAGGATCGGTAAAAGAACAATAAAATAGGTGAAACCCGCTTCTCCGTAGTGTATAATGGAATTACCCAAGTTCCCACACACTAAAGAAAAGGGGGTTCACCTATGGCTATTATACCACAAATATCGATGTTTAGGTGGGAAGAAATTGAAGAATTAGGCGATCTGGAAAGATTAAGATTAGTCATTGAATATATGCCTGACGAAGACCTGATGTGCAAGCTGGAGAAGGAACGCAAGAATGGCCGGGATGATTATCCGATCCGTGCGATGTGGAACTCAGTGTTGGCAGGTGTGGTATTCCAGCACACATCTGTAGAAAGCTTAAGACGTGAGCTTTCAAGGAACGGGCAACTGCGCTTTATGTGTGGTTTTTATGGAAGTGGTGACAAAGCAGTTCCCCCCGAATGGGTCTACACGAGATTCTTAAAGAAGCTGCTAATTCATGAGGAAAAAATCAATAAAATTTTTGAGACGCTGGTAGAAGAGTTGAGAAGACTCTTACCCGACTTTGGGAAAGATCTAGCTATTGATAGCAAGGCAATAAGCTCACTGGCTACGGGTAAAAATAAAAATAAGGAAACGGATGGGCGTAGAGACAAAGATGCTGATTGGGGTAAAAAGGAGTATCGTGGTATCAGAGAAGACGGGAGTGCTTGGGAAAAGATTGTGAAGTGGTTTGGGTATAAGCTGCACCTCGTCGTGGATTCGAATTATGATCTACCGGTGGGCTACAGTGTAACCAAAGCATCGGAGCCGGACATTAATGAAGCTCACCGGATGGTTGATAGACTAGAGCAAGAGCGGCCTGAAATACTTGAAACTTGTGAGACGATGGAAGCTGACCGGGGATATGATGACAGCAAACTAATAATAAAGCTGTATGATCAGTTTGGGATCAAGCCGGTGATAGATATCAGGAACTGCTGGAAGGATGGAGAAGAGACACGGCAGTTGCCGGGATATGAGAATGTGGTATACGACTATAAAGGGAATGTATATTGTTATTGTGAAAAGACGCTTGAAAGAAGAGAAATGTGTGTAGGGGGTTTTGAAAAAGACAGGAACACGCTGAAGAAGCTATGTCCGGCAAAGCAGTATGGATTATGCTGCAAGAGCATGGATATATGTACAGTAAAGCAAGGGATACGGATACCACTGGAGACGGATAGAAGGATATTCACACCGATCGACAGAGCCAGCTACAAGTGGGAAAAGTATTACGATAAAAGGACATCTGTAGAGAGGGTGAATAGCAGGCTGGATGTATCCTTTGGTTTTGAGAAACACTACATCCGGGGCAAGAAGAAAATGGCAGTCAGATGCGGTATTGCTTTGTGTGTGATGTTGGCGATGGCCGTAGGAAGGATAAAGGAAAAACAGCAGGAAAAAATGAGAAGCCTGGTAAAAGTGGCATAGAATTATCCACATGTAGGTAGGATGGGAATAAAAGAAATCCACAAGGCAATAGGGGTACAAAGTATTTTCCTGTGGGAAGTAAAGAAACGTTGCCGGAGCAGCAGGGTGTCTCCGCTATGTACCTTTTTCTCGCATTAATAAGGTATGGGGACATATCCGCTGAATAACTAGTATTCCTTGAAGGAGGAAATATCCCCCGATAAGAATTTAAAAGCTCCTTAGACCCCAATTTTAAGCAGTTTTATTGTAAAAATGCCTACATCGCAAATAGCTTAAAATATATTATTCTTGTTTTTTAAGTAGAAATACTGTAAAATTAAAAAGGAGAATAAAAATGGAAAAGCCACTTGAAATAATAGAAAAGGTAAATAACAATAAATTAATTTGGACAAAACATGCTCTGGAAAAAATAAGTAAATATAATATAACAAGAGATAATGTAAAAAACGGGATTATAAAAGGAGAAATTATAGAATATATATGGCGATACGGTTATGGAGAATTTTATATAATATTCTTTTTATTTTATAAACCCTATCATGTGGTTTTTGTAAATTATGAAGAAAAAATTGTCATAAAAACGGTATATATACCAGATAATAGATTTGAAAGTGATTATAAAACCAGAAAAAATGGTTGGCTGTGAATATAAAGCCGTAAATATAAAAAGGAGCGATAAAAATGAAGTGTGTATTTTGCGGACATGACTTAAAAAGAATGAAAAAAGATATCGAGCAGAACCTAAACGGGAACCATATAATAATAAAAGATGTGCCAGTATACATGTGTGAAAATTGCGCCGAGGAATACTATGACGACAGCATTTTAGACGAAATAGAAAAGTTGGTTAAAAATCAAAAAGCAGTTGGTGAAAAACTTTTGCCGATATATAAGTTTAAAGAAGAAGCCGCTTCAATTGCTTGATGGATAGTATTAAATCAAAAGAAACAAAACTAGAAATATGCCTGCAGAAAGTCACGCAATCCGCTGCAGGCATTTTAATTCTAATTTGCCAAACAATACGTTCAGTAGTAAAATTAATACAGGGATAAAATCCCAAGAAAAAAAGGTGAGTTCAATTGTTATTTTTCAAGACCATTGCAATTTTAGGTAGCATATGTTTTTTCTTTTGCTGTTTATTTTTATGGAAGAATAATAAAAAGAAAAATGAAGACTATTTATGGATAGGGATATGGTTTATGTTGGCAACCATAGGTATTTGTGTTGCTTATTAAAAGGAGACAAATCAAGGAGGAAAAGAAAAAAATGCTAAGAGAAAAATTCAATGAACTTCTTGCAGAAATCGAGAAAGGCGACAATCTTCAAGAAGATTCCAGACTGATAGAAGACATCATAGCAGATTGTGGAAGATACATAGAAAGAGTCAATGCTATGGAAGGTGCAATTACCGCCGCCCGGTTCAGAATGGAACCCGAAGACTATAGAGCATATATTGTCGAGCTTGATCGCCAGAGAAAAATACAACATGATTCTCTTATCGTTTCAGTTAGGGTTTTAAATCGTTTATGTAATTTGTATAATGTTCCTAGAATATACCAGGGGGATGTTCAAAGCCGGATAGAAATAGCGGAATTCGCCAGAAATGTTGTAAACGAATTGTTTGATACAAGGAAATTGTAGTGGTGGGGAGGAAATATGAAAAAATATATTTTATGCATTATAGAATTGCTGCGAGAAAACCCATCTCTTTTAAAGGGTGGGATGAAAGCAGCTTTTTTGCTGGGGAGTAAGTTTCCCCAGCAAAAAAATATCGGGATGAACGGAAGGTGAAAAAATGGGCTGGGCGAAGAAAAAAGGCAAAAAACAAGAAAACCGGCTGTATTTAACCAGAGCAATACCGCTTTCACTGGATATCTGGCTGCCCGTATTTAAAAGATCCATGCTGGCCGCCACAAAAATCTGGAACTCCTGTGTATGGCACAGCCGGGAAGCCCGCAAGAAAAATGAAAAGTATCCGACTGAAAGTGAACTGAAGGAGAAGTTTAAACATTACGAATCCTGGAAGCAGCTTCATTCGCAGAGTGCTCAAGCTGTAGTGGAAGAATATTTTGAAGCGGTGCGGTCGTATGCCGGGCATCATAAAAACGGCCACGATGAAATGCAGCCGCCGGGCTTTAAAAACAAAAACATGCTGCGCACCATTACCTGGAAACGACAGGGATTCGAATACCGTAAGGACACGATAACTTTGAAATTAGCCCGTAAGCTAGATGATGTCGAGGTGCCTCTGCCGGAAGGTGCTGATTCACTTAAATTACCGGATGGTACTATTCTGGTCGGCACGCCTGTTGAGGCAAAGATTAAAGCTGTTTACCGCAGAAGAAAAGTCACAGGATTAGAGATGCACATTACCTGGGATTTTGGTGCAGTGCCTTTAATTACAGGTAATGGAGTATCGGCGTATGACCTGAATACGGCTCTGATTGCCAGAGTATCCACGGAAGGCAGCCAGCAGTTAATCGTCTGCCGGGAACTGCTTTCTTTAATCCAGTATCGGAACAAAATAACGGCTGAGTTTCAGCAGAAGATGTCAAGACTGAAAGAAGGTTCCCGGAGATGGAAGACGCTTTTAAACGCCAAGCGCAAGGTTCTCAAAAAGCTGGACCGCTGGATAAAGCAATTGACCAACGCTTTAACCAAGCTGATGGCCGAACTGGACTGGACGGAAAACACAGCTGTTTCTGTGTTGGGTGATTTAACCGATCTCCGGCGGGCGTCCAGGACAGGTGACAAAGGCAAAAAATCCAACCAGAAGATCAACCAACTGCCGTATGCTCAAATTGAGCAGCAGCATGCATACAAGTCCCTGCTCAAGCAAATACGGCCTGATAAAGGAAGTGAGAGATACAGCTCTCGGACATGCAGCTGCTGCGGAGCAAGGAACAAATCCTACCGGGTCCACAGGGGCCTTTGGCGCTGCAGAAAATGCGGTGCGATAATCCATGCCGATTTAAACGGTGCAAATGGCATTTTAAAGAACTACCTTTACGGCCGCTGTGATTCAAAGCAGCAGTTTACTCTTAAAGCACCGGAAGTATACCGGTGGGATAAAAGATTAAACAAATATACAAAAGTATCTCCAAGGGCTGCGGCCTGAACCAAAGCACCTGGAGTAGTTGCGACGGTGTGACGGTCGCCTGTGGGAGCTCATCCGGCAACGGGTCAAAAGGAGCGTTTACCACTGTAACCGCGCCAAGGGTTTCATTTGCCCCAACGGGAAGCCCATGTCTTTAGACGTGGGAGGAAGTCACAACAGCATGCTCTAAAGTAGGCGGTATGCAGGATTATAGATTCAAAATTGTTTATAAACAACATTTTCCTAAAAGTTTCAGGGATATCTATATTTTGGAAGATAATATAACAGGTATTAAATATCTCTATATTAGCAATGGCGGCGGAATAACAAAGTTAGAAGAAAAATAAATGATTCAGGTAAAAAATATAGTTTTAAAAAAAGAGTGCGGAAATCCGCACTCTTTTTTATGTAAAACAGGGGGTGATAAAAATGTTGTATTATCGTAAGGACAACAGTTTATTCGAGTTAATTACTTCAGGTTCTATGTTTGCCGGCAAAACAAGCACATTGCTAACTCGGTTGGAAACTTTTATTCGGGCCGGACGTAAGGTCCAATTATTTTATCCTAAGGGGTCACAGGACCGCTACAAAGCAACCGGGAAAGTTGTTGCACACAACGGTATCCAAATGCCCGGAATCGAAATTAAAGACCCTGAGGAAATACTGACAAAGTTAGATCCTCATATTGAAGTTGTTGGCATCGACGAAATTCAGTTATTCCCGGCCAGCATCATTACTGTAATAGAAGAACTTGTAAAAAGTGAGCATATTGTTATTGGTGCTGGTCTAACACTCCTGGCTGATGGGCGGTCTTTTGGGCCGATGCCCGAACTCTTAGCCAGAGCCGATGTGATTACTCAGGTATACGGTGTTTGTACTGAGTGCGGCAATCCAGCAGTCCGCTGCTGGCCCAAGTTTAACAAAACAGAGGATGTTGTGTTGGGCAATAATTACATTGCCCTGTGCCGGCGTTGCTGGTATAAAAAACAGGAGGAGGAAAAACATGCTGACAAAAATTAAAAAGCGTGACGGTAGAATTGTTCCATTTGACGAAGAGAAGATTACCAACGCCATTTTTAAGGCCGCTAGAGCAGTTGGCGGCCAGGACTTTGACCGAGCCAAGTATTTGGCCGGTCAGGTTGTTAAAATACTGGAAGAAAAATACGGCGTTGCAATACCTTCCGTAGAAGACGTGCAAGATATCGTCGAAAAGGTCCTTATCGAAAACGGCCACGCCAAGACTGCTAAAGCCTATATTCTTTACAGACAACAGCACGCAGAGATTCGAAATTTCCAGAATCTCCTTATAAACAGTGGCCGTTTAATACAAGATTATATTACCGAAAAAACCTGGGAAGTTAAAGAAAACAGCAATATGAATTTTTCCTTGCAGGGGCTGAATAACCACATGGTATCAGCTATGTCCAAGAAGTACTGGCTGGAAAAGATATATCCACCCAAAATTAAGGAAGCACATGAATACGGCGATTTTCATATTCACGATCTGGGCCTCTTATCTCCATATTGCTGTGGCTGGGACCTTGCCGATCTTTTGACTGAGGGTTTTAAAGGTGCACCGCAAAAAATAGAAAGTGCTCCACCTAAGCATTTTCGATCAGCTTTGGGACAAATTGTGAACTTCTTTTATACTTTGCAGGGTGAAGCGGCAGGAGCACAGGCACTGGCGAACTTCGATACCTACCTGGCCCCTTTCGTGCGCCATGACGGCCTCTCCTACAAAGATGTTAAGCAGGCCATGCAGGAGTTCATTTTCAACATTAACGTGCCGACGCGCGTCGGGTTTCAATGCGTCAGCGAAGATACAGAGATCCTGACCATTGAAGGGTGGAAGAAGTATAACGAAGTCAAGCCCGGCATGACCATAGCGACGTTCAACCTTGATAGCCAGACCATTGAGTATTTGCCGGTTGAAACCGTATTTGCGCGTCCTTACAAAGGCAAGATGTATCGACTCAAAAGCCGTATAACAGACCAACTAGTCTCGCCGCGCCATAGAGTTGTGAGGAGAGTTTTCAACAGCGACCAGTATGTTATGGAACCTGTTGAAAAAATACTCGACCTGAAAACAGGGCCTCTTGTTCCCGTGGCGGGTAAAGGAACTGTGAATATCAAACCACAGGAACCGGTTGACATGCGGATAGTCAAGCTGGCAGCATGGATACTGGCTGACGGAAGCTATGACTGGAGCGGAAGGGGAAGCGGTAGGATAAGCATCGTACAGTCGCCCACAAAACATCCTGACTGTACTAGAGAAATTGAGGATCTGCTGAAGCCATTCAAATACTCGGTACATGAACAATATGGTCTTGGAAATAAATGCTGGGTGTACCGGATCAACGCCGAAGGAACAAGGAAGATCCTTGAGTTCTTCGGTTTTGTTGATTCTGTCCCCCAATCTGCCTGTGACATCAAGTTTGTGCCAGAAAAGATCAAACAGGGCGGGAGGGAAGTCTGCCGCGAATTTCTCAGGACTTATCTCCGCGCGGACGGGGACTTTAAGTCCAAAATTGCTACGGCTTCAGCACGGTTACGGGACGACCTTATGCAGGTTGCAGTCAATGCTGGCTATGGAGTCACCTGTATGACGAGAAGAATGGATCTTAACCCCAAGTTGCTGAATAAAAAGTCTGTGTACGTCTTGAGATTGATTGACCATGCGGATACCCACATCACAAGCATCGAAGAAATAGATTATGACGGCGTAATATGGTGTCCGCATACCAAAAACGAAACTGTCGTTGCTCGCCGTAAGGGCAAAGTCTTTATTACAGGCAACACTCCTTTTGTCAATCTTACCTTTGATGTACAAGTACCGGCACATATGAAAAAAGAGCCTGTAATCTTTGGTGGCAAAAGAATGTTCTACGATCCCACTTATGGAGACTACCAAGAAGAAATGAATATGATTAATAAGGCATTTTGTGAGGTTATGAGTCAAGGGGATGCTAAAGGTAGAATCTTTACGTTTCCGATCCCAACATACAACATTACTGAAGAATTCTTTGACAGTTCTGTGTGTGGGGATATCATGGAAATGACGGCAAAATATGGTACGCCTTATTTTGCGAACTTCATCAATTCGGACTTAAGCCCCGAGCAAGTGCGTTCTATGTGTTGCAGGCTGAGGCTGGACGTGCGTGAACTACAGCGCAAGGGAGGCGGGCTTTTTGGTGCCAATCCGCTCACCGGTTCTGTCGGAGTAGTTACTTTAAATCTGCCGAGGATTGGTTACAAGTCTAAGAACGAGCAGGATTTCTTAGAACGTTTAACATTTCTGGCAGAGTTAGCCAAAGACAGTTTGTTGATTAAGCGAAGAATTGTTGAACAAATGACCGAACTGGGACTTTATCCGTATTCTAAATACTACTTGAGAATGGTAAAAGAACGTTTCGGCCAGTACTGGGCCAATCACTTCAACACAATCGGCATAATCGGTATGAATGAAGCGCTGCTGAACTTCATGGGTAAAGATATAGGAACACCCGAAGGTCAAGAATTTGCACTTAAAGTTTTGGATCATCTGCGGTCTTTATTAATAAGATTTCAGGAAGAAACAGGGCAAATGTTTAATTTGGAAGCGACGCCTGCAGAAGGGACAAGCTACAGACTGGCGAAAATTGATAAAGAACTGTATCCCGAGATCATTACTGCAGGGAAAGATACGCCTTATTATACCAACTCTACCCAACTTCCTGTAAATTATACCGATGACATCTTTGAAGCTCTTGATTTGCAGGATGAGCTTCAGACGAAATATACGGGCGGCACAGTGCTTCACATGTTTACGGGAGAAAAAATAGAAGATACTAATGCACTCAAGAAGTTATTGCAGCGTATTTTTACGCAGTATAAGCTGCCGTATCTTTCTTTCACACCAACGTTTTCGATTTGTCCCGACCACGGATATATTCCGGGTGAGCATTTCACCTGTCCGCACTGTGGTAAGGAATCTGAAGTCTGGAGCCGCGTGGTTGGATATTATCGCCCGATGCAGAATTGGAATAAAGGGAAACAGGAAGAGTATAAGGAAAGGGTAACCTATAACATTTAAGAAAAGAGACGGAGTGCAGGCTCTATGAACCTGCACTCCTAAAATTTCTATAAGTAGCGAAGGGAGCGTATGACGATGCTGAGAAAGATCATGGATGTTGTTGCGGTTTACAATCTTTACGTTCTTGCCTTTTGTGTGCTTTTTTTAATTCAGGAATATACTATAGGGCAAATACCTTGGGTTCGGAACTTAACGTTGTTTGGCAAAGTTTATGTTCACGACCTTATCTTTGCAATATTTTCAATTATAGTTATTGCAAAGTATATTAGGGCCTATCCGCCTACCCATTTAAAGCAAACAGATAAAAGGTAAAACTGTAGTAAAACAGTATATAATATTTATCTCTCCGGCATGTCCGAAGAGATTTTGTATAACGACAAAATAAGGACAGCAGATCATTCTGTTCTTATTTTATATATATAAAAAAATGAACAGGAGGTTTTTGCTTATGAAAAAGTTCAAAAGCAATGCTGGATATGTTGTTTATGAGGCAACTGCAGAAGACACTGAAAAACTTGGCGGTTGCGGCATTTGCGACAGATGCAACGAACCGGCGAAAAACGGATATCTTATTGCAGTTTTAAACTCTTATTTCTGCCCTGAATGCTATGAAGACTGGGACAACAATTCTCGCATGTATGAAGAAGATTTGCCAATCGAAGCGAGACGTGCAGCTTATTATGACAAGGTATTCGGTTTGAAAGCTTAACTGTTAAAAAAGGCGGCAGGTCATTCCGCTTTTTTTAATTAAAAAATAAGATCCGGAGGGATTTTTCATGGAGTCAAAAGTATTGGTAATGCCCGATTATCGAAAGATTGGCGGCGAAAGTGTATTAATCCGAATACTTAATTTTTACAAAGAGTTGGGTTGGGATGGAAAAAGCGATATAGACCCAACCAAAATAATCATTTCAGAAGATGACTGGCAAGATATTTGCAAATTAGAAATGGATAGGGCTGAAAAAGAATACCCTGATCATCCTGGAGAAGCCAGGGTAGCAGCAGGATTGGTAATGATGAATTATGGTCCCAGTGCAGGAAATATAAAAAGGGGCACCGTTAAGATTTTGTTTTAAATTTAATAAACATGGAGGGGTATATCATATGCAAATAACATTTAATGATGGATTGTTCTTTGGGGAACTAACGGAACAGGAGTTTATTGATGGTCTTGTGCAAGAGGGCTACAGCACAGAAGATGGTAAACTTTTAGCCGATAACAATGTCAAATCGTTGTTGGTAGTAGCTGTCATGCCAGATCTTAATGACGGAGGTCGTTTATTCGCTCAGGATTTTGACAAGGTAGTTGTGTATTCTCAATATGACCATATTACCAGCGACGGTTTATCTTTTCTTGAATTTACACAAGGAGACGCAAAGCGTTATTTTTGGGTAGGTCAGGAACCTATGGAAGTTTATGTCGGATCGTACAACAAGAAGGAGATCCTATCTGCTGCTGAAGAATACGCTGAAGAGAATGACTATTCACCAAGGTCGTTTTTGAAATACGTTTCCCAGTTTGTTCCCAACTCTGTTGTTCCCGATATGGTATGCATATATATTTCTATGTAATAATCTGCCAGATTTCATAACTTTTGGATAAGGTTGGATTAAGGAGGATAAAAAGGCAGATGCTGTATAATGGCCGTTTATGTTTAACAATAGATGAAACAGGGTATCGACATTATTTCAAAACCGAAAGCTGAACCAGGAAGATCATGACGCACGTTTATATGATTTAAACGGGCGATACCTGATTATCCCTTTAAATTCGATCGGTAAAATATTTTAAGGAGCTTTCACTTAATTGATTAACAAGGAGGCATTGCAAATGTATTATACAGTACAAATTATGGGAATAGGAGATGATTCCGTTATATTCCCTATAACTACAATTACAGTTCAGGGCACATCTTCTGACCAAGCAAAGAAAAATGCCATCATGGAAGTTTAGGACCCAAGACTGGATTCCGCTTCTGTAAGACCCATTGCCAGAATAGTTAAAAAGGAAAAGATGGAATTAATGCAAATAAAGATTAAAATAGATAAGAAAGGAGCTTTTATATATGCAAATCATAAAAGTCAGTAAATCAGTTCATCCTGATTTGTATCAAAAACTTATACAAAAGCAGGAACATCTAATTAATTATAATGAGTATTACGTCAACATTTTTGATGAAGAAGCTGCTAAACTGTTAGATAATGAATCCTATCAACAGCTTATAGCTGCGCCTGTTTGCCCTATATGCGGACGTCGTATTACAACGGGGCTTGTGATGGATTATCGGGATGACGGGACAGGTGTGGTGAATAAGTATCTGACATGTCCCGGTTGCGTTTTTTTAAGAAACGAAGAATTCTATAAACTTTATAATACGCCAATGGAATATAAAACAGAAGAATTTCTGAAAATAATCGACTATCCATATGAAAAAATAAAAACAAGAAAGAATGATTAAAAATAAAAAACTATAAAGAGATTAAAGATTGTATCTGTTTTATAGAAAAGAAAGAAAAACCTGATTGTTTTATACCTAATAAGTTTGCATATCCATTATACAATGGAAGGTCCACCCTCCTTAGTTAGCCCTCCGTCCGGTAGGCTACAAAGCGACGTCCAGATGTTCCCCTAGTCTTGACCCTTCCGGCAGAACCGCTCAACGCCGTGCACGACCAAGACCGTGCTACGCCTACCGGGCATTACCGAAGGGGGAATCTCACCCAGGCTCTGCCCCGGAGCTGAACAAATAATTCTCCGCGAAAGCGGTACTTTTCTATGACGCGGGAGAGAAGAAAATGCTATATCATGTATCACTAGAAAAAATCAAGAGGAACATATTGATCCCGAGGATACCAAAACAACGGATCGAAGGAGAAGATGGAAAAATTAAGCGCATTTGTTTCTGCGATAGTATAGAGGGTTGTTTATCCGCTATGCCAGCAGGGATTCAAATTGCAAAAAACCTCGCATTTTTGTATAGATATACAAAAATAGCACCATTATTGTATGTTTATACTGTAGATGAAAGTCATATACTTCCTGGCAATTTAATTTTTCCCGAAAAAGTAGTAGAACATGTCGTGGATGCTTCGCTAACAGGCGAGCATTGGGTGATCAACCAAAATGTCCAGTGCCAGGAAAGCTTGATCGGATTAACCAATATAAAACATGAATATGTCGAAGTTCCAGATAAGCCTGTTAAGATTGATTACGTTTCGCATATAGATTATATACGGTATAATAATATCCCGGACAATAGGCCCGAAGTATTTTTCAAAGATTTAATTAAAACATACTCATTAAGGTCAATTTTATGTACAATTGATTTTAAAACTTTTTTTGATAAAAAAAAGAGAGGGGTTAAAAATGATGAAAACAATAATGAATCCGAAGCATCCCAGGTGGGATGAATTTTGTGAACGATTAGCCGGATCTGAAGGCTGTAACTTTAAAGAAGATAAGGATGGAAATACCACGTGGAAATGCAACGGCGGTTATGACAAATCATACGCAATTCGGATATTGCAAACAATGCCGGAAATCGATATTGAAAAAACGCTTAAATATTTTGACAGCCACGGTGGTCACTGTGACTGCGAAATATTATTCAACATAGGTTGGATGTAAACTCAATGGATATCAGGGGCTTCCAAAAAGTAAGCATAATTGATTTTCCTGGGAATATTTGTGCAATAATTTTCACAGGTGATTGAATCTGCGTTTGCGGATACTGCCACAACTGTAATATCTTCTAAATTCTTAAAAACTGCCCAATTACTTTATATTAGCAAAAAAATAAAGTAAATTGGACTTACTATATAGGAAAATTAAAATAAGTATAGAATATAATTAAAAAATAAGTTAAACAAGGAGTTTGTTACAATGAATAATAATAATTTGTATTATCTATGGATAATTTTATTCTTAATTGCTGTTATAAGTGCATGTATTACACTTCCTCGACCTTCTTTCATATCTGAGGAAGTATTGCAGAAAATATTAGAGTTCATTATTTCAGATAGAGCAACAAAATTTTGTATGATTATGGGGGGATTAATAATATTAATTTCGACCACTCTTTTTGCAGCAAAGTTTTCTTTGGGAGATAAAAAATCAATAAATGTAATAATTATTAATATGTTGGCGTGTATTATCCTTACTGTTTGTTATATGATCAGATTTATGTTGTTACAAAAGATATAAAAGGTCTTTTGAGACCAAGACATCCAGAAAAGAAAAAAATGATATAGTTACAAGATATTTAGCAAAATCTTTTACACTGGCAAGAGGGAGCTTTCCTTCTTGCCATAAATTATTTTAACAAAGTTGGAGGTAAACTCAATGGTTATCAGGGGCTTCCAAAAAGTAAGCATAATTGATTTTCCTGGGAATATTTGTGCTACAATTTTCACAGGTGGTTGCAATCTACGTTGTAGATACTGTTATAACCGGAATCTCGTTCTAAATCCCGAAAAACTGCCCAAGTATTTTGAAGACGATATTCTTTTTTATTTAGACAACCGAAAGGACAAGCTTGACGGTGTTTGCATATCTGGAGGGGAGCCGACACTACAGCCGGATTTGGGTGATTTTATTGAAAAAATAAAATCACTGGACCTGAAAGTGAAACTGGACACTAACGGCACAAATCCGGACAAGCTAAAAGAACTGCTCCCTATTCTGGATTATGTCGCCATGGACATCAAAGCTCCCTTGGACAAATACAGCTATATTAACAAATGCACAGACGGCCATGTCCAAAGTATCAGGGAAAGTATAGAAGCCTTGAAAAAGTCGAGGATACCACACGAATTCAGGACAACACTTGTTCCTGTCTTAACCCTGGAAGACATAATTCAAATACGGAAACTGATTCCTTATGAAAGATATGTCATTCAACAGTTCAGGCTGGGGGATACGCTGATTGATCCTGAACTGAATAAGTTAAATCCATATCCTCCGGAAGAAGTAAGAAAAATGGCAGACGATCTGCATGTCAGAGCTTCTGTAAGAGGAATTTGAATCGGAAAGGATGATAAAATTGCTCTCGTGCATAGAACTGCATGGAACAGATAAAGAAAAAAAGGCAGAATTGCTGAAATACGGAATAGGTTTTCGAGATGCGGGTTTAATCATTGATTTTTTAAAAAGAAGCAAGAAACAAGATAATGTAAACTCGCCGAAATCTAAAGAAAAATAAATTATAAAAGGGGTGAATAAACAAGGGCTTCGGATAAATGTATCTGAAGCCCTTGCAAGTATCATGCGCTGGAAAACACATACTGTAATAGGACTGGCAGCAGGAACGATGTTGACTGTAAAGATGGGGCTGCCTGCAGAAAAAGTTATAAACGGAGCAATATTAAGCGCTGTGGTATCAATCATTCCTGACTTTGATGCGGTTGGTGCTGGAGCGGTTTTGGCAAGGCCAATAATCGGACACAGAAGAGCCACTCATTCGCTTGTAGCATTAGGAATTGTTTATGTGTTAGCTAAAATATTTATGCCAGCTAACTGGATATTTATAGTAACAGGCTATGCATCGCATATAATGGCAGATATGCTGAATCCAAGTGGAATCCAGCTTCTTTGGCCAATAGGCCCGCAGATAGGGATTCCGATTGTCAGAACGGGCGGTATAGCCGAAAGACTCTTGGTATTCCCTGCTGTGTGTGTAGCTTTAATATGGGAACTGGCGAAATATATTGTCTAATCAGTCTAATCAGTTGGGAAAAAAGTAAAGAAAGGAAAATCTTCATGAAGGCGTTGCAATTAAATATACAAGGTATAAAATGTGATAATCCTGATTGTGACTATGAAGAAGTTGTAGAATGCAAATGTAGGAATGCAAATGAAGTTATAGAAAAATATAAAAAATGGATAAATAAGCCATGCCCAAAATGTGGACAAAATTTGTTGACATTAAGAGATTATATTATATTAAAAATGATAATACTTTGCGTCGATATTTTAAATACGAATTTTGCCCGAACCAAAAAATGATGAGGAAAAAGAGGTATTCTCCCTGGAGATGAACGGCACGGGGAAAGTAAAATTTAAGCCTATTAGAGGTGGAGAGGAATGAATTATTTAGAACGAGCGTTATTGAAAATAAAGGGCTGGGATGAAAGGTTCACCAAACCTTTTATAGAGCATTTAAAGACGGTTGCGGCAAATTCAGGTCATGCTGAAAGCAAAATAGCGGCAAGGATTTTAAGGTTGGCAGAAAACGTTGCGCAACTTAAAAATATAAGAAAAGAAATAAATGAAGCTTTAAGACAGTATACAGGCTACAAAATGCTATGCCGATGGGCTAGAATGGTTTCTGATACAAATGGCCAATTTTTTACAAAAAATGACCTGGATATGTATAATTACCAGCAAACAATAACACACGGAAAAGAAATGTTAAAAAGTTTAAAATATCGGTTGACAAATTTGGGAATCAATGAAGCTTTGACTTATGACCGATATAATAAGTTTGAAAAAATGCTGCCGGAAGAATATATAAAGGCTGTCAAACTTCATAATGTTTTTAAATTGTATAATTTTAAATCTGATAGAGAACCCGATTGGATATTCGAACCACCGGATTTAGAAATTTTAACTGAGCATCAAAAACTTTTACCCGACGATGTCCTGGTCAACGCATGGAATGACAGATGGGTTACGGCGGACACGGCAGCCGGTGAATTTGGAATATCGGTTAACAGAATCAGAAACATCGTTAGTGAACTTGAGACAGTTGAAGTAAAAAATCCTCATTATCGTTCTGCATCACCCATGGTGCTGATAAAACTTTCGTCTTTAAGAAAATGGGCTGGAAAACATTCAGCAGAGATAAGAAAATGGGCAGAAGCAAGCAAAAGAGCAAAAGAAATATATCAAAAGAAGCTCAATGAGAGAGTACAGCAGTTGCGGGTAATTCCCGATTTGATAAAAGAGAAAACAGATGATCCGGCTCCGCGTGTGTGTTTTTGGCTGAGTCTTTTGAACCGAGCGGCAAAAACCGGTTATCCCGAGCTTTACGATAAAAAGGATTATGCACTTAGAAAAATGATTAAAGCTGGCGTAAAATACGATCTTTTTTTTATCAAAGGCGGCGATAAAAAAGAGAAAGTATGGCTCTGCGATAATTGCTATGATAACGCAATGGAAATGGGAATGCATCCTCTTGACTATATCGAAGAAATAGGGCCGTGCAAAAATTGCACCGTCGAACCTGCAATTAAAAATTACTATGATCTTTATGAACTGAAATTTTCCTTTCCGAAAATTGGCATGTTTTGTTATCATGTGCCCTATTCTATAGGCAGAGAATATTTGCCTGATCCCGAGAAACTTTCCAAGAATGTTTTTCGTGATAGAGACGAAGAAGAAAGTTTCACCTTTGGACGGTCTTTAAACAAGATAGAGCTGACTGCTTTTAAAATAGAAGAAATAATAAACGAACTGGAAAAAGCTTTAAAAGAACTTCCAGTAAAAACGAAAGATAAGGTTGCTATAAATTAATTTTGTTTCATTGAAAAATAAGGAAGAAAAGTGAGGGGGCTATGCCCCCTCAATAAATTGGAATTCCTTAGGAAGTTTTTGACTAAGCTCTATCTTTATATTTCTAAAAGCTTCAATTATACGCTGTGGTCCAAATGCATCATAAAGCGCATGAACAGTGCAGGCAACAGCAAATGGTGACCATGGTTTGTTAGCTGCCATGAAGTCTGCAACAGCGCTGGGAGAGAACGTTACAAAGTGGAGACGCTGATTTTCCCATCTGTCTTTTGGAATGCCTAACGAACGTATTTCGCTAAGTTCGCCGGATGAATAATCCGTATATACGACACCGCAAAGAGCATATTCGCATAATACAGCATTTGCGCCAATGGATAGAAATTTAACCTGTTCGGGTTTTACATCAATTCCCATTTCTTCAGCAATACCTCTAACTGCAGTTCTGTAAGGATCTGGGCCTCCGTTATGTAAAGCATCTGCGGGCCGGTTGGAGCCTTCTGCAACAGAAGGAAAGAAAACAAAAGAATCCACGGCAGTAGGACCGCGTTCGGAAAAAATTATTTTTTCATCTGATGTTATAATCATAATTCCTACTCCAAAATGTGTGGCAAATTCCAAAACTGGGCTGTAAGCAAGGTCAATATATGAAGCATATTTCTGACGAAGTGTTGTTTTTGTGTTGTTAACGATAATAGATTCATCAAGACGATTATCCGTGACAAGCATGGTAAAATAATCCGTGGGCCTGAAATAAAGCTTTAACACCGGCTCTTCGTGTTCGCCTCTGCGATAATCAACAAAGAATTTTTCCAGCTGATAGCCTAAACCGTTAAAAGGAACCGATTCACCTTTAATTTCTTTTTTTCTAATATCCTTAACCAGTTCCTGATAAAGCTGACGTATTTCCGGAGGCCTTTTTATTTCGTTGGGGTTATAGAATATTTCGATGTTTTCTGGTGTATATGGGCCGTAAGAGCAGACTACCCAGGGAACTGTAGTTTTTCCTGCCTTTAGAAAACCATGTTCCGGTTTGTTGTACTGTAATTGTTTTGAAATACGAGGCAAAAACCTTTTCAACCGACGCCAACCACGTTTTTCATACCATGCCCAGATGTAATTTGCAAATAGAGAAGTTAGTATTCCGGCCATATAAGTCATAAAATAACCAAGGAGGTTTTTAATCATGTTATCACCTCATTTATCGTCAGTTGTAATCAAAGGAATATTGTTCTTCGCCCTTGCTGCAGTTGTGATATGGATAATTAAGATAGCAGGATGTTTTGGATCGCTTAACATAATTATAGCACATGCTTTGGTTTTTGGAATAGGGCTGGTTACGGGGAATATTATTTATGGCTTAGTAAAACATAAGAGAAATCAGAAAACATAAGGATATTGTAATCTTCCTCATGAATTGGGATTTCTATTGTTGGTATATTATTTTTAAAAACAGTTTTAACCTGCTGACGCGTTTAGCAGGTTTGATTTTTCTATAAAAGTAAGAGCTGTACATGATACGGCTCTTTTATATATTATAAAAAAAATAGAAAGGAGAAATTAAAAATGGGTTATTATTCCGAAGTCGCAATCGGGATGACAAAAAAGGCACATGAGAAATTTATAGCATTTCTAACTGGTGAAGTATTAAAGGGCAGCTTCAGCCCCGATGATGAATCGCCTTTTGAAGTTTTAAATAATGCAGAAAAGACGGAATACGAAGACGCAGTAGTTTATAAATGGGACAGCATTAAATGGTATCAGGAATTCAAAAGCATAGCGGCAATAAAGGAGGCGTTAAACAATCTTGATTGCAGTAACGATTCTGACGAAGATGATGAAGAAGACGGCAATTACATCTTTGTCCGTGTTGGTGAAGAAGCAGACGACATAGAAACTGATGGGTATTTCCCTGGGCCACCCTATATATATCCGCAAACAACAATTATTATTGATAATTAAAAATTGCAGGGAGGCAGATTCCGATGTTTTATTACAACGATATAGAGTCATTTACCGCAGCGGTATCACTGGGTATTAAGCAGGGCAAATGTAATATATGCGGCAAAAGACACCATATCAAGAATACCAGTAATGCCTGTGAACAAACTGTATATAATATATACAGAGATTTAGGCAGTTTTGTTGATAGCATTAGTTTCTTACTGCAGAAAATATCGCAAACGGTAATGCAGGAAAACGCGCAGGCGGGAAAAGTTAAAAAAATAGCCGGTGTAAATGGTATTAATGCATATCTGGACTATACCGGTCTGGCTATAAACAATAATATAACTTACAAGGGCAAGCATAGAGAAATATTCAAGGCTATGCCTTATCTGAAGCCATCCGAATCATTTAAACTTATTTATGACTTTTTTTACAAAAATGAAAGAGGTATAGAAGCATTAATAGAAGAATGCTGTAAATTTGCTAAAAAGCTAGAGGATGAAAAATATTGGTTAGAAGCTGAAAAAACGCTCTTTAACATTATCAAAAGCAAAGAATTTCAGATCAGGCTAATAAATAATCTGTTGAATATAACGTCTGACTCTGAAATTAAGAACACATATTTTTATCCGATAAATTTCGAATGGCCACTTACAGGCCTTATAGATGCTGAAATCGTAGCCCCCAAAAAAAATGGGTTCAGCTATATAGCACGAAATGAATTTTTAGGGCTGGATCGTATCTTTGAATCAATTAACATGCGCCAATTTATAAGAACTGCTAATGTAAAATTTGTAAACGCTGATATCATTGATGGAGGGTATGAAATTGCGTTGCTGATATATCCTCCTGAAACAAGCGGGAAACCAGATATAAACGTGCATTACAAATGTTCGTTTTTAGGTGAAGTGACGGATATAGTTTGGTCGGAAATTCCTTCTTCTAAGGAAATGACAGTTCACTAAAAAGAGAGGATGTAAATTGAACAATATTAATGCTAAAATCCGGTTAATTTCGGACTTTGTTGATTACTATGACCACTGGTTCGACATTTATGACACCAGTATTGTTTTTGAACGCATGTCGCGTGGTGGCATGAGCCGGCCAGATATGTTATCATTCCTCAAGTCATTGGGATTAAAAGTGCCGTTCTTTGGACGTGTGAAAGACGTTTATAAGTATATGCTGCACAAATACAAGGATATTCCATATATTGACAGGATTTTCACTGTAGTTGTATATCTTGATGAAAAAGCTCATTGCGGAGAAGGGAAAATCCAGATTCCGCTATGTGAAGCAATGGAGAAATATCCTGATTGCTTTGCTGCTGAGTATATTCCCGCCCAACCGTCTGGCATGGGGGTAAGCTGGCGTTATCTCCAGATTGGAAACAAAATATTCTGGCTGGAATTTGCCAGCCGGAATGATTGGCGGTCTAATTGTGGGGAAGTAGATATTAAGATATTGTTACAAGAGAAAGACGGATACCATAAACGAATTAAATACCCTTTGTTCGCAGTAGACTTTATCCCCGCCGATAACCTGTATGCCGTTGACTTTAATATTTCTCCCCAAATCAGGGGTACAGGTGTAGAAGAACTTCTTTCGGCACGTGAAGCTGCGGAAGCTATAAAAAAAGCTATTGTCGAATTACAAACATAAAACATTATTTTTTCTAAGAGTTTATAAAAGTTTGTAATTATAAGCTTTGAGACTTAAATTATTATCTTAATTTTAATTTATATGGAAGAGGTGTATAAAATGGAATTTTTAAAAGAGCTAAAAGAAAAAATTTTAAACGCTGAGAAAAAACTAAACAATGCTCGAAATGAGTATGATGAATATGATGACTTGGTATATGAAGATATATATGAAGACGAAGAAGTTTTACAAAAAATTAAAAGCGCTGAGGAAGAATTAGAAGCAGCAAAAGCAGAATATCGAACTACTGTCAAAAAAATCATTAACACCAAGATCCAAAGCAATACTTTAAATTCATTTGAAAAGAATTTTTATCTAGCCACCAGGTTTTGTAAAAAGGATTACGAAGAATTACCATTTATTTTTCCAATTTTACATTGTGTCAAAATATATTCAGACAAGATATCTGCTACAAATGGTTTTATTGGTATAAATATTTATTGCAATGAAATTCCGGAGCATCTTAAAGGAAAGTTAATAACATGGGACACTATAGATATCAAGGACCCTAAGTTTCTTCTTCCTTTATGTGCTTTTCCGGGTCAAACTGGGTCAGAAATGGTATATGATATCAAAGGAGAATTTCCAGATATTGAAGAAATAATTAAAGACAACAGTATGAAATTAACAGAAAGTGCATCGATCAGAAAGGAAGAATTTGGTAAAAAGTTTCAACTATATATAGTTGAGTTAGCAGGTCAAAAAGTTCTTATAGCTAATTTTGATGGAACGCAAATAGCTCTGAATCCTGAATTCGTAGACTATATTCTAGATTGTTTTAATAATAGTGACGAAATTGTCGTCAAATGGGAAGATTCACTATCACCTGTTATTTTTTCTAAAGATACAGTACAAGCCATAATTATGCCTATAAAAACAAAGAGCTGTTAAACTGGTACAGCTTCCCGGGAGTCGTCCCTCACGTGGAGGTGTGGATTGAAACGAAGGCGGAACAGGGAGAACCGGAAATTAATGTTTCCGGTTCCGTTCTTTTTTATAAAATTTTAAAGGAGATGATTTGTTTTGGCTGTTGAAAAGCTGGATATACTGGATATTGATGATGTTCCTGACAGCGAAGAAGAAAAGCAGGAACTAAAACAGCGGTTTAGAATAACGGATAAAGCTCAGGCTAATTGGGCTTTAAAAAAACTTAAAAAGCGTTATCAGACAAGAGAAGAAAACAAAAAACTGATGGATGAGGAAATAGAAAAGATAAAAAGCTGGTATGAGGAGGAAGATAAAAAAATACAGAGAAACATAGATTTCTTTACCGGTCTTTTGGAAGAATACCACCGCAGCTTGTATGCCCAAGATCCATCAATAAAGACCATCAGCCTGCCCTACGGCAAAACCAAAATAAGAGATATAGGGGAGGAATATGTATATGATGACGACGCTCTCGTTAAATGGCTTCTGAAAAACGCACCTGAATATATCGAAATGGAACCGAAGATTAAAAAGGCTGAACTCAAGAAAAAGCTCAAAGAGCATAACGGCAAAGCGGTGCTTGATACAGGTGAAGTTGTTGATGGCATAGCCCTGGTTGAACGGCCGCCAAAATTTTCTGTGGAAATTATATAAGGCTGCCGGGATTAGGATTATTATTAGCATTACAGTACCAGACAGCGCCGGAGTTTTTCAGGTTAACCCGGCGCTCTTATATTTAATTAAAAATGCAAAAGGAGGCAACAAAAGTCACGGACCCTACGCCTAAAGGCGTAGGGCTTAGGTTGGCGGGCCTGAGGGAAACTCCGTGACTAGGCTCAGGGCAACAAGTCGGAAGGCCCTCCTTCCTCAGTTAGCTCTCCGCCCGGCGGGCTATCAAGGACGTCCGGATGCTCCCCTAGTCCGGACCACTCCGGCAGAACCGCTGAATGCCGCGCACGGTCGGGAACTGTGCTAAGCCTGCCGGGCATTGCCGAAGGGGAATTTCACCCGGGCACTGACCCGGAGTTGGGTGAATAGCCCTCTGCGGGAGAGGTGGCCTAGCCGCCTTTCCTCCCGTCCCCTGAAGGGGACAGGTCTCCAGGCGGTATTTTTTCTATGAACGAATTAAATGTCATCTGTCTGCCTGACTTTGGAATGGCTAAAGATGAAGACGAGTGGGTTTTACTTGTACAAAAAAGTTTGGAAGAAAAAGGTATTAAAACAAATATAGATTTTTTAAAAATATTATGGAAGTTTGCTCAAAAAACGGTCGACAGAATGGGGGATATATTTTGGGACCCCGATGTGACCGAACCGTGCGCTTACTGCCATAAAAACGATAGAAAAGAAAAATGCGAATATTTGGCCGGGAGATACCCAGTAAAAGGCGCTGCATGCGTGTGGTATGGTATTACGGCATCCGAAAGGATGATGAGCTATGCCGCAAAAACTGTATTAGAATCTCTAATTGCTGTTGTATATTATAAACCAAAAGAAGAACTGGTAGAGTTTTGCAGAAGTATTAACTGCTTTTACCGGGATTATTCGTCCATTGCGGGCAAGCATTAAATGCTGACATGGTGGGCACGTACAATATTCTTCAAAGGTATCTCCGCGAGGCCGGTCTAATTTTATCGAATCGGCGGGAGTAGTGGGCGCGCTGGCACGCCCGGCGGTCAACCTGTTCGTGTGGAGAAAAACCACACCTGAAGGCCATGAACAGGGGACGTTCAGACAGGCTGCTTAGGTCTGGTTGGGCATCCGTAAACCAGCTATCCCTGAAGGGGAACCCCACCCCTTTAGGGGTGGGAGGATGTGATGATTGGGGAATATATCATAATGCCTGTGGATACCGTTGTCCCCACCAATGTTTATACTGCTATGCAAAGTAGCTCACCTCGAACGAAATGAGTGTATTAATATATTTAAGGAAGAGGTGCGTAAAGATGTTATGCCAAGAAGAAATTATTTTACATGAAGATATAAAAAAGTTATTTAAACTGTTTAATCAATACGACATTTCCGTGCCGCTTAAATATGCGGTAATGCTCAGCGATATAAACAATATTATAACAGAAGCTGAAAAAGCTATTCGTGACATTCCGGATGATGCCAGTACTTATGAAAGTGAAACGCACGAAGAATCAGTTAAAATATATGAACCCTGTCCGCCATCTGAGTTTTGTGACAGTTCTAACAGCGATAGACTTCTTTCGCTGTTTCACGATGTGGTCGGAGACGATATAAGAGATACATTGGAACAGATGAATAACGGAGAATACTGGGAAAACTGCGATTGTAGTAAAGATACAAAAGATGTTATCAACCAGTGTCTAAAATCAATTTCATATGAAGATAGTTATAGTTATGGAATATGTAATTATTACAGTATAAAGTTTAAACTCCCACCAATATCGGATTATGCTGATTATGATGAATATGATGATGTTGAGTTTGTCGCCGATATTAAGAGTTTTTACGATTTTATTGACTTTCTGCGATTTATGATTGAAATATACAAAACGATAGACCAAATAAAGGATGCACCCAACCCGTACGAGGCTGAAAAACGTTTTCAATTAATATTAAAAAATAATATTTCAAACAAAGATCTGATGTTTGTTAATTTAACAGAATATGATATTAGAACCAATATTGATGAAATAAGCAGCATGGAAGAATACATTAATTCCTTGCTTGACAGAATATCCGAATTGCTCTGGGAATCTTTAGATTCGCTGAACAATATAAAAAACATTGCAGAAAAAGCAAACAAAGGATACGAAGCTATATTTAAGGCCATAGATTTCGTTTGCGAAGAATTTTCAAGATGGGCAAACTCCGTAGAAGATTTTTATGAAAAGCTGGAAAACTGGCGAGAATTCTTCGAAGCAAACGAAATGGATGATGTTTTAGAAGAGCTGTTCGGTGTAGAAAGGCAAATGGAAAGCCAAGCAGTATAAGAAGAGGGGCGCCCCCCTCTTATTGACTTATGTTTTTGTTTTTTTAAAATAACTTTATTTAGTTCTCCAGCATAACCGGAGAACTTTGTTATATATACAGCCGTTCCGAAACTATTGGAACGGAAATTTAAAAAATAAAAAAGGAGGAATTTTAAATGTATTACAAAGAAGTTCGCGAGCTTATAGAAACACCAAAGGGACTAGCCAGATTGATCGAATTTGACGGTATTCACGGTACCGCAACAGTAATTTTATGCAGCAACGATCATGTTGCCATATATCCTGCCGAACAATGCTTTATCTTAACATCTGACTGTAGGCAGGTTGCTTAGGTTTTATATTTTACCGTTTCGAAACTATCGGGACGGAAATTTAAAAAACAAAAGGAGGAATTTTTAAATGTCTAAACCTGTATATCTATATCGGGCACAGCGTATGGATAAAACACCAGATGGAGCCACTTATTACGATTTTATCCCTGCTTCTTATGAACCACCCTTTACTAACTTTGATGATGCGCTAAATGCTTTAAAGGAACTGTCAGAACGTCCACCCTTGCGTAAGGGGAGCAAAATTGCACGGCTTGAAATAGTTCTCGAACGTCCGACTACCAATTATGCCGATGGCAAATTACGTACAGTAACTGTACACGGGAAAAAATATAAATGGCAAAGCGATGGACGGTTGGTTACAGTATTTGATGAATCCGGTAATGCACTGCTACAGTATACAGGCGATCCTCATGATCGTACGCCATCCGGTGTCAAGACTATAATTCGCGAAGAATTGTTGGGCAGATTGTAGAAAGCACCAAACAGATTGTCTGGGATTTATATTTTAATGTTGGAGCCTTGCTATCATTGCAAGGCTCGATTTATTCTTAATTAAAATTTATATGAAAGGGTGTTCATAATTGCTTATCAAAACCCTGAAAAATTTAATTGATGTTAATCTTCCAATCTTGTTCTGGGGGCCTCCAGGCGTAGGCAAATCATCAATGATAAGACAAGAGGCACAGGAACGAGGTTGGAAATTAATCGACCTCCGGTTAAGCCAAATGAGTCCTGTAGATCTCAGGGGAATACCGGTACCAGACCATGAAACAGGAAGAACTAAGTGGTATCCTCCGGTTGAGCTCCCGGAGGAAAAAAGAGACGGAAAATACGGCCTGTTGTTCCTCGACGAGCTTCTTCAAGCCCCGCGAGATGTTCAGGCTGCAGCTCTTCAGCTTGTTCTGGATCGCAGGCTTGGTGAGTATAAGCTGCCAGACGGCTGGAGGGTGGTAGCGGCATCAAACAGAGTGTCGGACAAGGCCGGTACTTATCAAATCATATCCAGCCTTGCGAACCGGTTCGTCCACATTCCCGTCGCCTGTTCGCTTCCACCCATGGACATCCAAAGCGAAGGGATAGAAGTAAATTTCGAAGCATGGAAGGCATGGGCATATGACAATAATGTCAGGGAAGAAGTTATTTCGTTTCTGAACTATAGGCCTAATCTGCTCTGGAAGCCGACCGGACAGGTAGCCTACCCTACACCAAGGATATGGGGCGATTATGTCAGCAAAATAATTGCAAACAGCGGCATGGATCAAAAAGCCATAGCCGGTTGTGTGGGTGATGGGCCGGCGGCGGAATTTACGGCTTTCTGCAGACTAAGGGACGAAATGCCCGATCCCGATGCAATTTTGAACGGTGAAGATGTAAGTGCCCCTACACGACCGGATGTAACGTATGCGGTATGCGGTGCTCTGGCTGCAAGGATTGTAGCTGCAAAAAAGAGGAAAAATGCCGGAAAATTTGCTGCAAACCTGATGCATTACATTAAAAAAATCCCCGCTGAATTTCAGGTACTCGTGCTGAAAGATATATTTTCCGGCGGAGCAGGTGATTCTTTTATCGCGTTGCCGGAATTTACTGCATGGTCTAAGGAACATAAAGAAGTGTTTCTTGCGGCTTAAACTTAAAAATGTACAAAAACGTGGGGAACAGTCAAATCTGTTTCCCACGTTAATCTAAATTTATAAAGGAAAGGAGGAACCGGTGCAGAAAACCGCATCGGTCAATAATTATGAAGGAAATTGTTTCGCTTTTAAAGCTGAAGGTTGTTAGAGAAAAATCGGAAGAATACAATTTTAACCCTGTTAAAACGCCAGAAGATGTAGTGGAAATAATTAATAAAGTATTTGACATGGAAAATTTGGCTGAAGAAATCGTTGTATTAATAACGCTTGATACAAAACACAATATAACAGGCATATTCGAAGTAAGCCATGGCTCGGTGGATGAAAGCATTGTTCACCCCAGAGAAATATATAAAAGAGCAGTAATGCATAATGCCAGTTCTATAATAATTGCTCACAACCATCCATCCGGCAATCCTGAGCCGAGCGATATCGATATACAGATCACAAAAAATCTAGCCAAAGCTGGTGATATAATCGGCATAAAGCTGCTCGATCATATCATTATCGGTGAAAATCGATATGTTAGCATAAAGGAAAGACGCTTGCTGTAGCAGATCGTTTTTCCCTTTTCGTTTTTATCTTTGGGAAGAAAGAAGAGATCTGATCATGGACATGCAGTATATCAATGACATCCATGTATGTTCTGAATGCTTTTCCCCGCATATTAGATTTAAACATTTAATATATGTTGCGGGCATAAACATGCAGACAAAACAGCCATATACTGTTGAAGCGGTTGAAAGCGAAGCACGCTGCATCCATTGCGGCTATGAAGGTCTGCCGCTTACGGCAAAACTTATAAAAGTAAAAAAAGAATATTATTCAATAGTAGATAATGCAAATACTTTTGTTGTATGTATATTATGCAACTGGCACATAAAGCATAACGGTCAGGGTGATAAAATCTTAATGTATAATTCTATGCACAGCATAAGAACAGCCGCAGTCAAGAAAAATGAAATAACTACAGCTTTATATGATAGCATAACCAACAGTAATATGAATTTAACAAGCGCTCTGAAGTCGTTCTGGGCGCTTGTTTCTTTCAGCTAAAACAGGGGCAAAAATCAATAAAGATATGCCTATATGACGGGAGTGAAAAAATGACAGATGATGTAAAATCATATTTTTTTGAGAAGTACAAGAACTCCCATATCGCTGAATCCGAAAAACAAAGGAGGAAGCAAAATTGAAAGTGTTTTCCTTAAAAATAAAAGGCATAAAATGCGACAATTGCAATTATAGAGAAGAACTAGAATTCGACAATCCTGATGAAGCTTTAAATTTTTATCGAAATTGGATAAATAAACCATGTCCTGAATGCGGCGGAAATCTTTTAACGGTAAGAGATTATATAAGCCTTAAGATTCTTGTAGTTCTTGTTAAATTTTTAAACAAAGTTTTGCCTGAACCAAAAGAAAGCACAAAAAAAGAAGCGTTTTCCGTAGAAATGAACGGCACAGGCAAAATGGTTTTTAAAAAGATAGAAGATTATGAGGGGCAGTGACATCCTCTCCTAAAGAATTAGGGGGCATCTCACCGTGAGACGGCGGCACACGCCGCAGGTTAGCTAGTATTCCCCAGTTTGACCGTTTTATCACCTTGGTCTTAAAGGGTGTCGCGCTCCCATTTCTCACGGGGTCATGCCCCGAGAGCATCAAACGTTCTCACAGCTATGTTTAATGCCCCACCCTATCCGCATCAGATTGGTATCCACATTTTCTGCAGGATCGATTTTAACGACGGAAAATATATAAAAAATAAAAGCAACGAACCGATATTTCAAAATTGAAAACTTGCCCAGGAATGAAAGTTCCGGGCAGTTTTAATTTTAAAAAAAATAAGGAGTGATATTAAGGAATATTATTCGTTGGTAGATGATGCAAATACTTTTGTTGTATGTATATTATGCAACTGGCACATGAAGCGAGACGGTCAGGACGGTAAAGTTTTAATGTATGATTTTACACGTATTTTAAGAACAGCTGCAGTTAAGAAAAATGAAATAACTACAGCTTTATATGATGGTATATTCAACGGCAATGTAAATTTAACAAGTGCCCTGGAGTCATTCTGGGCGCTTGTTTCTTCCAAATAAAACAGTTTTGTATAAAAAAATAGAATTTTAGGTTATAGAGGCAGGCATGCTCTGCTTCTATAATGATGCTTGCTAAAGCCTGTAGCTCATGCGGGTTTTGCTATATTTAAATTTAAAAAAATAAAGGAGATGAATTATTTTATGAGTTATGTGACTGACTTCAGTGGTGAATTTTATCCTGATAAAAATTTAGACAGAGAAACTGTTGATCTTATCAATAATTTGGCAATGTTCCGCAGGGAAGCCCGGGACATAAGAAAAATAGCCGAGCTAAAAATGATTTCAGAAGAAGAAGCTTTGAAAAGATACGGAATCGAAGGAGAGTTCTATTTTGACAAAGAATCTCAAACTGTTTTACGTGAAAGTGAAGGTATTCGCCCTCCTAAAACCCAGCCGGGATATTATAGTTGCTGGTATGCATCGAAAAATGGAGAATATATCAGTGCAGCTGAAGGAATGAACAATTACAATGCGGAAAAGTGGCTCTGCTACATTATTGTAAAAATCTTAAAGCCGCGTGGATATATTCTTAACGGCAAAGCCGATGCATATGGCGAAGAACCGGACGATAGATGGGCGCTTGTTGTCATGAACAACACCGTATACACATACTCCTATACTCTAGTACCAAATCCCAAAACAGTCAACAGGATCGATTTTAACGAAGGAAAATATATAAAAAGGAAAATATATAAAAAACAAGAGTAACGATCTAATATTTCAAAACTAAAAACTTGCCCGGATATAAAAACCCCGGGCTATTTTAATAAAAAAAATAAGGAGTGATATTATGAAATTTACTGTTAAAAACAGCATTTTAAAAGAAGCGATTGAAAATTTAATCAGGATGGTGCCTAAAAAACCTGTTAATCCTCTGTGGGCATCTATTTTTATAGATGCAGAAAAAAGCAGGTTAAAGTTGACAGCATCATCAGACAATGCAGGCATGAACCAATACATTGACGCAAACGTAATAGAAAACGGCAGTATTGCAGTAAAGGCCGAAACATTCGCCAACATCATCAGACAATTGCCCGACGATGATATCAGCTTTACAGCAAAAGAAAACGAACTAACCATATCTGCCACCGGCAATGAAATTGAAGCGCGGTTGCCGATAGTTTTACCTGAGTATGTAATAGATATTACAAAAATTATTAAAGAAAGTGATAAAGAAACATCAATAAAAATAAAATATTCAACATTTGTTGAAATGATTGAAAATGTAATAAATGCCACAAACAAGTCAAATCC